CAGAACTGCTGTCGCTGCTCTGGTGCCCGGTAAGGGGTGGATCCGCAGCAGCACCCGCTACAGCATCACCACAACGAAGCACGTCAATCAATGGTGCTCCATGCCTGCTGAAGAGGTCGATCAGTGGGACATCGATCAGTTAGTCGCTTTCTAAAGCAATTGTAAGGGGATCGCAATTCGGTCCCTGATGCTGTACAATTAATTCAGTTGGAACCCAGACCGATGCTTGCTAACACTGTTTCTCCCACTGTCACATATGAGGTTTGTGAAGTGCTGACCTTCCGGACCGGTCCGACAATGACCCTAGGCGCTCAAACTATTAAGCGTCCGATCGATCAACCGATGATGACTCATATCGTTTACCGATGCGAGTGGGAGCGCGATCCTTGCAGCGCCTACCGTTGGACGTGGTTCGATCATCATGATGACTTAATCGCGATCACCTACCATTGCAAAGCATTGTGAATTAAACCTTAAGGGATCGTGATTCGGTCCCTGATGCTGTACAATTAATTCAGTTGGAACCCAGACCGATGCTTGCTAACACTGTTTCTCCCACTGTCACATATGAGGTTTGTGAAGTGCTGACCTTCCGGACCGGTCCGACAATGACCCTAGGCGCTCAAACTATTAAGCGTCCGATCGATCAACCGATGATGACTCATATCGTTTACCGATGCGAGTGGGAGCGCGATCCTTGCAGCGCCTACCGTTGGACGTGGTTCGATCATCATGATGACTTAATCGCGATCACCTACCATTGCAAAGCATTGTGAATTAAACCTTAAGGGATCGTGATTCGGTCCCTGATGCTGTACAATTAATTCAGTTGAAACCCAGACCGATGACCGATTTCCACAACACCTCACTCGATGCTTATGAGCGGGAGCAGGATCGATACGCGATCTTGGATCTTCCTGCGATCCGCGAATATATTCAGGAACACGCTGGGTGCTCCGTTGACGATGCCCTTGAGTGGTTCGAACAGGTATCAGGTCGACCTGTAGCGCAAGATCAGTGGGGTGCCATTGAGGAGGTCTGGGAGGAGGAGTCAGCAGACTGGGATCCATCCGATGACGATATGATGGCATCATTCGGTACTAAGTGGCACGACTGGTTGTAAATTAAATCTAAGGGGCAGCAATGCCCCTCCTATTCTTTAACCTTTCTGATTAATTATGACTAACATTCTTTCCAACGCACAACAAAGATCAGATGCATTCCGTACACTTAAAAGACGCAATCACTTAATTATGTGTTTACATCTTACTAAAAATGTGGAACAGATTGATTCAATCAATAGACAATTGGACGCACTAAGTCTTAACACTAAAGACTTAATCGTTCGTCACTAACACTTAGGGGGACTAATCCTCCCCCTAAGTAACAGCAGCGTTGGTTCGTGATTAGCAGTTGCGCCGCCCCCCGCCCCCCGTTTATAAAACGCATAGGTACCATTAAGCTATAAAGTCTTGCTTTTGCCAGAGAGATATCTCTATATAAAAAAAATTCCCGGATAAAAAAATCCAATGCATAAGGTTGAATTTAGTGATTGTCTTATTCATACTAAAGTAAGGGGGCACTTAGAGATAAGGGATAGAATACTTGAGCAGATTGCTGAAGTAGAGGAAGAATCCTTATGTGTAGAGGATGGATATTATAGTGATAGTATTGCAAAGTATGATTGGTATAATGCGAAGGATTTCAATCGTCCATGGGTAAGAACCTTTGATAGGTATTATAAGGAGACAATAGGAGAAGCGATTGATAGTATGGCATATACTGCGGCGGATATGAAATCAATATGGTTTCAGCAGTATTTGGAGGATGGTGGGCATGGGTGGCATATACATGGGCAACATTATACTGGGGTATATTACTTGGAGTATGATAATGGATGTGGTAAGACAGAGATATGTTCACCATATAATTTAAAGAGAATGCAGATAGATGTAAATGAGGGGGATATGATAATATTTCCTGCACATTGGATTCATAGAGGTATGGCGAATGGAAAGAGTAGAAAGACTATTATATCGTTCAACTTTAATATCATTGCAGACATGTTAAACTTAATAAAATTATAGATAAAACAAAAATGGAACAAGGAATATCTGTTATGCAAAAAAATTCCGGAGAAAATTTTACTACTGTGGAGGTTGATCCTGTAACGGGAGAGTATGTAATTCAAGTACCTGAGTGGATCATTTCAGAGTATGGATGGTTTGAGGGTACAGAGATTAATATGGAAGTAGATAAGGATAGTATCGTAATAACCGAAGTAAAAAATTGACGTACTCCTTATAATGGAGTATAATTATTGTTGAATCGATTCAAATTCAAAACTTGACCTAATTATGGCAAAAGGATTTACAGTAAAAGCAAAAACACCTGCGAAGCCAAAGGCAGCGGAGCAAGAGTGGGATTATGATAAAGCAAGAGAAATGCTTAGAGGAAAGACAGTAGTCTTCTGTCTTCCTGGTCGTGGAGTATCTTATGTTTATTTGAAGAATTTTGTACAACTATGTTTTGATCTTGTACAATGTGGTGCAAGTATTCAAATATCACAAGACTATAGTTCAATGGTAAACTTTGCACGTTGCAAGTGTCTTGGTGCAAATGTATTACGTGGACCAAATCAGAAACCATGGGATGGTAAATTAAAGTATGATTATCAACTATGGATTGATAGTGATATTGTGTTTAACACTGAGAAGTTTTATCAATTAGTTTTGATGGACCAAGATATTGCAAGTGGGTGGTATATGACCGAAGATGGTCAAACTACAAGTGTTGCACATTGGATGGAAGAAGATGATTTCCGTAATAATGGTGGAGTCATGAATCATGAGACTGGGGAGACTATTTCAAAGCGTCGTAAACCATTTACTGTAGACTATGCAGGATTTGGATGGTTATTGATCAAGCATGGAGTCTTTGAGCACGAAGGTTTATCTTATCCTTGGTTTGCACCGAAGATGCAAGTCTTTGAATCTGGTGAAGTACAAGATATGTGTGGAGAGGATGTATCATTCTGTTTAGATGCAAAGGAAGCAGGATTTGAGATTTGGTGTGATCCTCGCGTTCGCGTTGGGCACGAAAAAACTCGCGTGATCTGATATTATTATGGAGAACTATACTATTCTCCATAAGGAGAAAGTACTACACGAAAACTTAACAAAATCTGAGTACTTTAATATTATGGGAGACCTTGCAATTGAATACTATCAAAAAGGTTCTCCACGTCCTGAGGACCTCAAGACAAAAATCATTAAATCATAGGAGTTATTATGGCAGTTAAATCAAAGACTGGTATTTACAAAGACGGGTTTATGCCCGGAAATCCCAAGAATACTCGTCAAGGCAATGGTAAAAATACGAAGTATGCCGCGACTTCTCGCAATAATGCAAAGAAAGCATATCGCGGACAAGGAAAATAAATATATGAGGATCTAAGGGTCCTCCTTTTTTTTATGCTTATACCACTCTAAATAAAATTAAAGATTATATGTCTTGTTTGATTGCTAATCTTCCTTCTCAGGAAGTATGGGTTCGTAAAGAATACCTAACTGATCATCAAAGTGGGCATGGGGAATTTGTAAAAGGTATTTGGGTAACGGTTAAATCAATTCCTGGACGTACTTTTTATTTTGAAACCTATTTGCCTGAATATGCGGCAATGTATGATAAATTACCGATTTCCGCTTTTGTTTCAGAACCAAAAACTCCTGATCCAGATATGGATTTGCCTAATTTACAGTTCTGGAATTGTATGGACTATGGTGTCGTCAGTGTAGATAAGAAATTTATTGGTTCAATGGATTTTGAATGCTACACACGCGACTTTGATATTCAAAAAGGTACTTATGTTTGTACTATTGACAATTATCATCATGATCCAGACTACGTAGACTGGGCAACAAGTGAAAATCCTGCTGAACATAAGTCTCATAACCTAATTGAACTTAATAATGGTCAGTATGCACTCTATCCAAACAATAGATTAAGAATTTTTGATAATAGTTTGACACCTATAGAACCAAAAATGCCTGATTTTAAAGTTTCTACTCAATATTATCAGGTAGAAAATGGATTTGAACGACTCGGTATGGGTCGTGAAGACGAATATCACTGGAAAACAGCAAAAGAACGCCAACAGGAGAAAGAAAATGGAACCAATGAATGATTTCTTGGATAATTTACCGGCAAAACAGCATGAAAAACTAATTCGTGAAGTTGTTGGTGATAATAAAAACACTGATAAAGAAGATGAACCTCAAAATTTAACTGAGGGGGAGTAAAATGGCAAAATATCATGTTGATAGAGATACCAAGTACATGTATAAAATGTGGGGAACCACTAGTTTAATTACAGATTATTGGAAAACTCCCAAAAAAATTGATGATTCAGACAAAATAGATTTAGAAAAGGATGTAAATCAATAATTTTCAACATAAGGTATAAATAAATCTATAGAAAATAAACGCTCAATGCCTACAAAGAGGATTTCACGCGCCTTTAAAGATATTAGTTTTTCATTTGATCCCCATCCGGTGACGAAGGATCTTCCTGTAATGGTAAATGAGCGTGCAATCACAAGATCTATTCGTAATTTAGTTGAAACTATTCCAACTGAAAGATTTTTTAACTCTAAGTTGGGTTCTGATGTACGTAAAAGTCTATTTGATTTCGTTGACGTTGGTACTGCCAATGCAATTCGTAATCAAATCTTGAATACTATTAATTTTTACGATCCTAGAGTAGCAAATTTGCGTGTTCAAGTAGATCCAAGACCTGATGATAATAGTTTTGATGTCATTGTTTTCTATGATATCGTGGGACAAGATTTTGCATCACAACAGTTTTCATTCATATTAGAATCGACAAGGTAAAATATGCCTTTTACACAGTTTACTAACTTAGATTTCGATCAAATCAAGACCCAGATCAAAGATTATCTTCGTGCAAATTCAAATTTCACGGATTTTGATTTTGAGGGGTCTAATTTTTCAGTTTTGATTGATACATTAGCATACAACACGTATATTAATGCATTTAATGCAAATCTTGTTGTTAATGAATCTTTCTTAGATGCGGCAACAGTACGTGAAAACGTTGTCTCACTTGCAAGAAATATTGGTTATGTACCTCGCTCTAAAACCGCCTCTACGGCAGACATAACATTTTCTGTACCAACGACTACCAATAGTACTTTTATCACACTTACAGCAGGTCTAGTGTGTGTTGGAGCGTTTGATAATACATCATATCGCTTTTCAATTCCAGAGGATCTGACTGCACAAGTCGTTAATGGACAAGCAAAGTTTGGAACTACTGATAAACCAGTTAAAATATATCAAGGTTCTTCACTTTCAAAACAATTTTTAGTTAATACTGCAACTGATCAAAGATTCATTATTGATAATCCTAACGTTGATTCTTCAACTATAAGAATATATGTAAAAGGTATTAATGATAGTGGACTTGGAAGAGAATATCGTAGAGCAGATAATATTTTAGATGTAAATAAAAATTCTGAAATTTATCTCATTCAAGAGATTCAAGATGAGAAATATGAACTCTTATTCGGTGATGGTTATTTTGGCAGACCATTAGAAAATAATGCCATCGTTACAGTAAGATATATTATAACTGAGGGTAAAGCAGGTAATGGTCCGTCAGAATTTGACTTTCAGGGTAACTTCATAGATGGAGAAAATAAAAGAGTAATTCCCTCTGATATCATTAACGTAACTACCACTCAGAGGGCGATTAATGGTGGTGATATTGAGAATGTGTCGTCTATTAAGTATTTTGCTCCTAGACTCTATGCAGCGCAATCTAGAGCAGTTACAGCAAGAGATTATGAAGCAATCATCCAAACAATCTATCCAAACACTGAATCTGTAGCAGTAGTTGGTGGTGAGGAATTAAGTCCGCCTAAGTTTGGTAATGTTCAGATTAGTATTAAACCAAAGAACGGCACTTATATTTCAGATTTTGACAAACAAAGTATTTTAAATAAATTGAAGCAATATTCTATTGCAGGTATTAATCAAAATATAGTTGATCTTAAAGTTCTTTATGTTGAGATTGATTCTGCAATTTACTTTAATAGTAATCAAGTTTCCGAAGTTGATGATTTGAAAACTAATATTGTAGATGCATTATCAATCTACTCACAAGATGTTGATATTAACAGATTTGGCGGAAGATTTAAGTATAGTAAAATTCTCCAACTTATTGATAGAGTTGACTCTGCAATTACTTCCAATATAACAAAGATAAAAGTTAGAAGAGATTTACGAGCACTTATTAATCAATTTGCTCAATATGAACTTTGTTTTGGTAATAGATTTCATGTAAACTCAAATGGATATAATATAAAGAGCACTGGATTTAAAGTTTCTGGAGATCCTTCAACAGTTTTTCTTACTGATACTCCAGGAAGTGCTAATTCAAAAATAGGTGTTCTTTCTATAGTAAAACAAACTACTACAGGAGAAAGTATAGTTGTTAATAAAGACGCTGGAATTGTTGATTATGAGAAGGGAGAAATTATTTTAAATACTATTAATATAGAAGAAACTTCTCTTCCAAATAATACTATTGAGATTCAAGCATTCCCAGAATCAAATGATATTGTTGGATTGAAAGATCTTTATCTGAGTTTTGATGTTTCAAATAGTACAATAAATATGATTAAAGATGTAATTGCATCTGGTGAAGATATTTCTGGAGTTTCTTTCACAAGAGATTATTATACTTCAAGTTACTCAAACGGAACATTAGAGAGGAAATAAAAAAGTATGTCGCATTTTGAAAAAAAGTTGCAACTTAATAAAATTATTGAGAGTCAACTTCCAGAATTTTTAGTCACAGAATTCCCAAAAGCGGTTGAATTTTTCAAACAATATTATATTTCTCAGGAAAGTCAAGGTTCTCCTGATGATTTAATTAATAATCTTGACAGATATTTAAAATTAGATAATTTAATTCCCGAAGTTCTTGTTGGGAAGACTACTCTTTCTAATGATATAACTTCTTCAGATACAAATATTGTTGTATCTTCAACGAAGGGATATCCAAAAGAATATGGACTTTTAAAAATTGGTGGTGAAATTATCACCTATACATCAAAAACTGACACTGAGTTTCTTGATTGTATTAGGGGATTCTCAGGTATTGATGGATATGTAAATAATATTGAAAAAGATTTCTCTAATATAAACAAGCAAACAGTAAGTTTTTCTGATACTGAAGCAGAATCACATTCTCAAGGGGATAGTGTATCGAATTTAAGCTCATTGTTCTTACAAGAGTTTTATAAAAAAATTAAAGTTGCATTTGCTCCAGGATTTGAAAATCAATCTTTTGTTTCTGATTTAGACGTTTCAAACTTTATCAGACAAATTAGAGACTTTTATCAAGGTAAGGGTATTGCAGAATCCATAAGAGTTCTTTTTAAAGTTCTTTATGGTGTTGGGGCAAATGTTTTAGATTTAGAAAACAGACTGATAAAACCATCCGGAGCAGAATATATTAGAAGAGAAGTAGTTGTTGCAGAGATTATTTCCGGTGATCCATTTGAGTTAGAAGGTCAAGCAATTTATAGATCGCCTGATAATTCTACAATTCCAATATCTACAGCATCCGTATCTAATGTTGAAGTTTTTACTAGAGATACAAAGACATATTACAAACTTGAACTTTTTGTTGGATATGATGATAATTCAAGTTTTGAAAATGCATTCATCGTACCTGGATTTTCTAAGGCAGTAGAATCTGCTGCTGTTGGCGCAGATATAATCACTGTTGATTCTACCATTGGATTTGATGAATCCAAAACTATTGTCTCTGGTAATAATAATATTAAATTTACTTCAAAGAGTGTAAATCAATTCTTTGGATGTACAGGTATTACTGAAGAAATCAATACAACTGATGAAGTTAGATCTGAAGTATTTGTTTATGGATTTGGTAATGGAGATTCGGATAGAAGAGTCGATATTCGCCTTACCGGAGTTTTAAGTAATTTTGTTGAAATTGATGACATTTCTCTTTTACAAACTGGAGAGGAAATTAGAGTATTATCTGCAGGAGAAAACATTGCAAATCCGGAGAATGATTCTTCATATAAAGAAATTTTTGCAAATTCTTGGATTTACAACACAAGTGCGCGGTATACGGTTCAATCTATTGTTGGTTCAACGTTTGTATTATCCTCCAAAATTGATAAATCGAGTTTGAAGGTTGGAGATACTATCGACGTCTTAATCGGTAGTTCAGAAACTATATCCACCTCAAATGCTACAATCTCAAGTATTAATCAATCTCTCAATCAAGTTGTAGTTAGTAATTTAGGTTCATTTACTGCAAATCCGCTTCTTAATTATAGTATTAGAAGAAAAATTCAAAAAGTTTCAAGTTCTAATGTTGGACTATCATTAGGAAATGATAAGTACTTTGCAAATATTCAAAATTTGTATTGTGATGATAATTCAACATTAGGTTATGTTGCATCACTTTCTTTACCAGAATATGATATTGAAGATACTTTAATTGAATCTCAACTTGCAAATGGAACTGAAATAAATTTTGATGGATATAATACCACCAATAAAACTTATTCAATATTAAAATTTGCAACTAATGTAAAATTTATTGATGGTGATAGAGTCAAATATACTTCGGATAAACCTATCATTGGTCTTCAATCCGAAGAGTCATATATTATTGGCGTTGTTGCATCAAATAAAATTAGACTTTATATTTCTAGTTCTTTGCTATCATCTGGAACTGATTTTGTTGAATTTAATCCAAATTCAGATACTTCAGCAACACATACATTTACATTATTGAGTCAAAAATCTAGAATAATTGAACCATTACCAATCTTAAGAAAATACCCCCTCAATAAACGTATTGTTAGTAAAAGTAGTTCTGATAGGGGAACTCTGCATATTGGACAATTAATAGATGGTGTCCAAATCTCAAGTCCCAAGTCTAAAGATAAAATTTATTATGGACCATTAACAGACTTTGAAGTTTTTAATGGTGGTACGGACTATGATATCATCAATCCTCCAGAATTAAGTATTACAACTGGCGCAGGTTCATCTGCTTTTGCAGAACCAATTATTTCTGGTTCAGTATCTGAAGTATTAATTGATCCACAAGATTTTGATGTTAGTGGAATATCTGCAGTAACTTTAACCGGTGCTAATGGTTCTGGATGTATTTTGCAACCTATTATTGGAAGTAGATTCAGAACACTAAAATTTGATAGTAGGGCATTATCTTTAGGTGGTGGTGTTGATAGTAATGACGAAACAATAACCTTTTTAACACCACACAATTTATCACAATTCCAAAAAGTAACTTATATCTCAAATGGAAATATTGAACTTGGTATTGGCGAATTTCAAGATTCTACAAATAGTCTTGACAATAGACTTGTAAGTGGAGATGAATACCTTATTAAGATAGTCAATACATCATCAATCAAACTATTCAATAATTTTGAAGATGCATCTTCAGGTATTAACACAATTGGATTTAGTACGGCAACTACAGAAAGTGGTATACATGAATTCAGAACTATTCCAACACCAAGTTTAAAGAAAATACAAGTTATAGATTCAGGTTCTGGATATCAACATAGAAAGTTAAGAGTAAAATCATCAGGAATATCTACCCAATATGATAAAATAACCTTTAAAAACCACGGATTTAATACTGGTGAGATTGTTGAATATTCCACACAAGAAACTGTTGAGGGTAATCAACTAATAACTGGCATCGCAACAGATGTACAATATTCAATTCAAAAACTTGATGATGATAATTTCAGATTGATTAACGTTGGAATTGCAGCAACACTTACCAATGATTTAACTAGATCTAAGTATGTAGAAATAACTGGTATTGGATCTGGATACCATGTATTCCAATATCCTCAAATTACTGTATCTGCAAGTGTATCTTTTGGTTCAACTATAACTGGTACTCTTAACTTTACGCCAATTGTTACAGGATCAATTATAGATTCTTATTTGTATGAATCTGGTGCTGGATATGGTTCAACAGTATTGAATCTACAAAAGCAACCAATTATTAGTGTGAAGAATGGAAAACTTGCACAACTGAATCCTATTATATCAGGTGGCAGAATTATTGAAGTTCAAATACTTGGTTCTGGAAAAGAATATTTCTCTACTCCCGAATTAATTATAGAGAATGAAAATAATGTTGGATCTGGTGCCATATTGAGACCAGTAATTGTTGACAGACAAATCACTGATGTAATCATTATCAACGAAGGTATTGGATACGATCCAAACACGACAACTATTAGAGTAAAATCCAGAGGTTCTGGTGCAATTTTTAATACCAAAATTAGAAGTCTTTCTGTTAATGATGCAGAAAGATATGCCAAAGATTCTATTTTAAAGACTAAAAAAATATTTGGAAGATTGAAAGAAAATGACTCTGAAAGTGGATTAGAATATTCAGTTTACGGATATTCTGAAGATTTGGCAAATGTCTTTGATGATAATATAAACAAAGATCATTCTAAGATTATTGGTTGGGCATTTGATGGCAATCCAATCTATGGACCATATGGATATAAAGATGCTGTCAATCCAACTAGTGTCTCGCTGATTACTACAGGATATTCTTTAGACGCACTTTCAGTATTTAATAGACCAAACATATCTACATTTGAGGAAGGATATTTTATTGAAGATTATAAATTTAACGATAGTGGAGATTTAGATTCTCATAACGGAAGATTTTGCAAAACTCCAGAATTTCCAAATGGAACTTATGCATATTTTGCTGGAGTAACAACTAGTAACGTTTCAAATACTCTTATACCACTATATCCATATTTTGTTGGAAATACATTCAAGTCAAAATTAGATGACGATAATTTATATTTAAATCAGTCATTTGATTTTAATAATTCAAATCTTGTTAGAAATGTATTTCCATATAAAATTGCTGATAAAGGTGCGGACTATGATTTTATTGATGAAGGATATGAAAGTTTTCCGCAGAGAACTTTTGTTACTGCTGTAACTAAAGGTTCTGTAGAAAAAATTAAGATTCTTTCTGGTGGAGAAAATTATCAGGTAGGGGATACAATCAATTTTGATGAGAGCGAAACAAAGGGTTCTGGTTTATCCATTAAAGTCTCTGAACTTGTGGGTAAAAATGTTTTTGAAATTAATACAAATTTAGATCAATATCCAAGTTCTGTCTTTATTAGAGATAGTCAATTTCAAGTATCTGCATATTTTGAACATGGATTTGACATCAATAATAATGAAAATATCCTTGTTAGTGGATTAACAACATCCATTGCAAATATAAAAGGTACTCATAAAGTAGGTATTTCTTCAGATACTATTGGTCTTGCAGCAACAATGAGTTCTTATACTACATCTGGTGGCATAACTGAAGATATTTTTATTGACCGATTGGCGGATGTTTCTATTGGTAGTACTATTACCATTCACTCTGATGATGGAACCACTATAGCAAATGAAACTATAAGAGTTCTGAATAATTATGGTAATGGTGTTATAAAAGTTAAAAGATTTGGAGATACTGGTATTGCCCATACTCTCAGCAGTGAAGTTAATCTAATTCCAGATAGAATTAAAATTCAAGCAAAAACCCCATATTTTAAATCATCACGTTCCAAATTAATTTACTTTAATTCAGACAATGCAGTTGGATTTGGAACTACTACTAATGGTGCGATTGAAAAGACTATCACTATCGGCGGTGTAGATAACGTAGTTCAAATTCCAACTAGACAAATCTATCTTCCTAACCACAGATTTAACACCGGTGAAGAAATTAGATTCAGTATGAATGATAGTTCTGTTACTGGTGCTGATGTTCTGATTGTTTCAAACGAATCAGATTCAACTCAATTCAATTTGCCCGAAAATAGATCAATTACAGCAACTGTTTATGTAATTAATAAAAGTCCAAACTATATTGGATTAACAACACAAGTTGGTCTTACAACCTTTACGGAGGGTCTCTATTTCCGTAGTGGTGGATCAGATAACGCAGAATACTTACTCAAGAATAATCCAACACAAGTTATTGGTGATGTTGATAGACTTATTACTACTGTCAGCACTTCATCAACGCATGGATTAAAAAATAACGATGTAATTACTCTTGATGTTAAACCAAATACTATTGTTGGATTAGGAACAACTGCGGCCGCCACATTAGTTTATAGGGAAGATACAAATTCATTACTTATCAATCCTATTGGCATTAATTCCTCTGCAATTAATCTTACAACTAATACTATTACTTTCACAAATCATGGATTTGAAACTGGTGAAAAAGTATTCTATGATAGTACAGAAATTGCATCCGGATTAACAACTGGTTTTTACTACACGATTAGAGATGGTAGAAATACATTTAGACTTGCAGAAACTCTATATGAAACAAATTCTAATACAGAAAACGTAGTTAATATTGTTGGGACAGGAGCAACCGTTCATACTCTGGGCAAAATAAATCCAAAAATTAGTGTTGTCAAGAATTCTGATATTAAATTTCTCTTAAGTGATCCGTCTCTTACTGGATATAAGTTTAAGATTTTTTATGATGAAAATTTTCAAAATGAGTTTATAACTTCATATGATGATACCAATTTTAATATTGAGAGGATGGGTGTTGCTGGAGTTGGAACAGCATCAGTAACTTTAAAATATTCTAACAATATTCCAACAAAACTTTTTTATGCAATAGAAAAGGCAGGATATATTAGTACTGCAGATACTGATGTTAAGAATTATTCTGAAATTGATTATGTGAAGAGTGAGTATAATGGAACTTATAATATTAGTGGTGTCACTTCAACATCATTTAATATTTCTCCATATAAATTACCATCAGTATTAAAATATACAGTTGATAAGGAATGTGATGAAGCAACTTACAGAACAAAATCTAATACTGCAAGGAGTTCTATTGGTGCAGTTAAAATCTTATCTGATGGATTTAATTATGAGAGGTTGCCAAAATTTATAGACGTTTCTAGTGAAAATGGAGTAAATGCTAATTTAATAGCAATTTCAACATCTATTGGTAAACTCGCTAAGTTTAGAATTGACAATATTGGATATGCATATCCTTCAGATAAAACTTTAAGACCTGAAGCAGCACTTCCTACAAAACTCAATATTGACAATCTTGATACTGTTTCCAAGTTAAACATTATTAATGGTGGATCAAAATATATTACACCACCAAAACTTTTATTATGGAATACTAAAAATAATTTTGTTGTAGATGACTCTTCTTTGAAACCGATTGTACCAAATACATCAATATCAGATGTTGAACAAATTGCACCAATTCGTGGTTTAGAATCAGAATCTCATAGAATTATTGCAGTAAACAATTCAAATGGTGTTGGAATCAACTCTATCATTAGTGGATCTAGTGGAGTTGCAACATGTACTCTAAAAACTCCTATTTTAGGATTTACCACATCAATTTTTGCAACTGGCGATCAAATTTTTGTTGAGGGTATTGAATTACTTGGGACTAATGGTCAAGGATACAATTCTGAAAACTACAACTATAGATTCTTCAAAATTGATAGTTTTGTTAATTCCAATCCAGCAAAACTGACATTCTCACTTGTGGATAGTGAGGGAGTTGGTTTAACAACTAATCCAGGTATTGCAAAAACAAATCAATCTGGATATGCTACTATTATAAACAAAAATCATTATCCAGATATTGAAGTTCTTCAATCCAGATCATCATTTGAAAGAAATGAAGGTTTATTTGTAGATAATGGTTCTGGATATATTGAAACACCTGCATTTATTTCTTTAGTAAGGGATGATTTTATCAAAACTGTTGGTTCATATACCTTCAATGTTGGTGATAAAATTAAAGGTAAGTTAACCGGAACTATTGCTGAAATTGTATCACTTGATAATGAAAGATCTAAATTTACTCTCAATTATTCTTCAAAGCAAGAATTTGGATGGAAAGATGATAGAGGTAAATTAAGTGAAGATTATCAAGTAATTCCCGATAACGATTATTATCAAAATCTATCTTATTCTGTTAAGAGTTCAATTCCTTGGTCAGTAATGTCTGGTCCATTGAACTCTATTGTACATCCAGCAGGTATGAAGAATTTTGCCGACGTTGGCATCACGTCTTCTGTAGATAGTGCTGTTGGATTGGCAGGTTCTACTAGAGCAATAAGTGTGTTAGATATCTTTAGTGAAAATAAAGTTTGGACAATTAACAATTTTGATGTAGCGATTGATGATGATGTTAGAACACTCGGTTCTGGCATTGAACAATCAAAATTCCTTAAAATTAAAAATAGAAAGTTGGCAAATTATAGTGAGTGTAGAACTAATCGAGTTCTTATTCATGATGATATTAGCGGCAATTTCTCCACCAAGGGTGACATATCAAATTCATTAGAGATTGAAGAAATTGCTATTAATAATACAAATGTTAGATATTTAATTCAAATTATTGACCCAAATACTTTAGATGTTCAAATTTCAGAATTAATTGCTCAAACAACAACTCTCAATTCCCATCTATTTGAGAAAAATCTAGCTGTTTCTGCAGGATTATCCACAAATACGAATCAAAAACTTGGTGAATTCAGTCTTAATATTCAAAATGAAATTAAAACACTAATCTTCACACCAACAGATCCTTTTAATATTGATTTAGATATCAAAGTTCTTAAAAGAGTATACTCAAATTCCTTTGCAGGTATTGCAACTCAGAGTGTGGGTTCAATTGACTTGGTTAATTCAAATATTATTGGAATTAGTAGTGTAGGAACTGCATCTAGTGAAAAGGCATTATATGAAATTGATTCTACAGATTTCAATGCTGCATTTGTAAGTATTGAAATGATTAATAGATTTGATTTAAGTGATTTTATTAATATTGAAGCATTTGTTAATTTTGATGGGACAAATACTTATTTGAGTGAATATTATTTTGATTCTAATAATCTTTCATATAGTTCTTCAACTGTTGGTATTATAACCAGTGTATATGACGGCGTAGGAATTATTACAGTTAGTGTAAAACATGCAGGTATTGAAACATCTACTTATGATGTTCGTTCAAATATTATTGAATTTACAAAGTCTGGAGCAGACGATACTTACAGATTTTTAAGAAGTGGTCAACCTGCAGGAAATGAGAGAAGTGTTTTATTTGATTGTGTATCTGATGTTCATGCAGGTATTACAACTATTGCCGAGTATAATAGATCTATTATTTCTTCAGTTTCTTCACTTGTTAGAGTATCTGTCGGGTCAAGTTCTGCTTTGCATCAGGTAACTGCTTTATGTGATACCTCAGAGGTTACTGTTATTCCTGGATTATTTGTAGCAACTGCTGGTTCTGCAGGATTAGGTTCATTCGGAGGAAAAATTGTAGGAAATAATTTCTTTGTTAATTTTTATCCTGATGATAGTTCTGTAGATTATACAACTCAATCATTCAATGAAGTATTTTATACTTCAAGTGATTTTAATAATGTACCAAATACTTTAGTATATAATTCCGTTGAGCAAGATTTATTCCTGTCGTCCTTTGATGCTTTCAACGGAAAAAGAGCGAATAAAATATCATTTGATTTAAAGCATGAAGGTACTCCAATATATGAGAAAGTCTTCAATCCTACAGACACAAATACTTTTAATCCGGTAACTGGAGTTATAACAATTAATGATCACTTCTTTAATACTGGAGAAGAGTTAATTTATACTCCAGGTTCTACTTTTATTGGAGTGGGACAGACTGAAGTTGGCATTGGAGAAACTTCAAACTATCTTGGTGTTGTTACAGATCAACTTCCAGAAAAAGTATACCCAATTGTTGCTAATCCAAATACTTTTAGATTAGCAACAACTAGAGAATTTGCGAATGCCGGAATTGCAGTAACTTTCACCAATCTTGGTGAGGGCAATGCACATAAACTTGAAGTTACGAAAAAATTATCCAAAACTGTTATTGGTCTTGATGGTATTGTTCAGCAACCAATTACGTTTACTCCAATTTCACATATTCTCGAAAATAATGGATTCCATAATGTTGCTGGAGTTGGAACAATTCCAGTAGGTATCTCAACCTTCAATATTAGTGGTATTAGTTCTATTCAACCAAGAGATCTAGTCAAAATTGATAATGAATACATGAAAGTTGTTGAAGTTGGTCTTAGCACTAATGTTGCAGGTGAACTTCTTGGACCAATTAATGGAATTATTCAGGCGGGTTCTGCAGCAACATTTAATACCATATCTGTTATTAGAGCATCTGTTGGTTCCACTGCTACCCCACATGACGATGGAGCAAATGTACAAATTTATAGAGGATCATATGACATTGTAGGATCTAAAGTACACTTCACCGATCCTCCTACTGGTAGTGCTAGAACAAGAAGAGATGAAAGCAATCTCCCATTTGTAACTTCAGTATTCTCTGGACGAACTTTCTTGAGATCTAATTATGATACTAACATGGTATTTGATGATATTTCAAGTCAATTTACTGGAGTTGGACAAACTTTCACAATGAAAGTTGGTGGGGCAAATACTACGGGCGTTAGTAATGGTAATGGAATATTATTCCTTAACGGCGTTTTCCAACCACCATCAACTATCAATAATCTCGGTAATAATTATGGATTTTCAAATTTAAGTGGCATCTCTAGTGTAAAATTCTCTGGGATCACTTCAGAAAATGGATCATATATTCAATCTGATTTCGATATTAATCAAAATCAATTACCAAGAGGTGGACTCATTGTTTCACTTGGTTCAACACCAGGTCTTGGATATGCACCACTTTATGGAGCAAAGGTTAAAGCAGATCTCACTAACGGCACAATTTCAGATATTGTTGGCGTTAATACTTATCGCAAACCTGTAGGAATTACAACTGCAGATTATAATAATGTTACAGGTGTTATTGAAATTGAAACTAGTACAAATCACTATTTGAAAGGTGGTGAAAGGGTTCAGTTAGTTGGACTTCACTTCACATGTACTCAAGCACATGCTGGCGTAACTACAACAGTATTCCCAGACCATGATCGCTCTTTCAATATTGTAAATATTCTTTCTGCAGATAAATTGGCAGTTCAGGTTGGACCTAGCACAATTATTCATAATTATGTTGGATTTGGTAGTGTATTCAAACACTTCTCATTATCCAATGGTTCTGGTTATAGAGATCCAGTCTCTATTGGTGTTACCGATTTAGCATTTGAACATAAATTTGTTAGTGCTGGCATCAATTCAATTTTTTCTGGTTCTAATACTTTCACTGCAACAAATGCAGAATATACTTCATATACTGGTTCTTTAATATTGACTATTCCATCTCATGGATTGGTAGTAGGTAATCAGATTGGTATTGATACTGGTGCAATTATATTTACATGCTCTGAGGATAATTTCTTCACAGAACAACCGTATCCAAGAGCAACTGATCCAATTGCTGGTACCACTACAGCAGTTATTTCAGCAACTGCAAATACTATTCAAGTTAATGTTGGTCCTGGTGGGGGTGCAGGGACGGGTGCTGAAATCTCAGCAACGGTTGGTATAGGTGGAACATTAATTCTCAGTATTGATAACGGCGGTTCTGGATATGTAAATCCAAGAATTCAAATTCCGGAACCAACTTATGAAAATATGGAAATTGTTGGTGTATCAAGAATCGGTGTTGGTCCGACTACTGATTGTGGAGATAATCTATTATTAAATGTCACTATTGGTACAGCAAACACTAACGTTGGTATTGGTTCTACACTTTTTCAAGTTAATTCTTTTAATATTAGAAGAGATGGTTATGCATTCCAAATTGGTGATGTATTTAAAGTATCTGGTCTTGTTACTGCATCACATTTAAGTCAACCAATTTCTGACTTTGAACTTGAAGTTGTTGAAACTTTCAATGATTCAATGTCTTCTTGGTCATTTGGTGAAATGAATTATATTGATAGTATTGAATCATTCCAAGATGATTCTAGACAAAGATTCCCATTAATATATCAAGGAGAACTTCTTAGTTTTGAATTAGATCTTAACAGTCAACTTTCAAGTGCAATTGATTTAAATGCAGTTTTGATCATCTTCGTCAATGGAGTTCTTCAACAACCGGGTTCTTCTTATACATTTGAAGGTGGAACATCATTCATATTCAATGAAGCACCATCAAAGTCTGATAAAGTTGATATTTTCTTTTATCTTGGAGAAAATAATGTTGATGTTATTATAGTTGATGTTGATGAGACATTTAAAATTGGTGATGAAATTTTAGTTAAGAAACATCCAGGTTTTATATTAACGAAAGAACAAAATGTAGATAGAACAATTCTTGATATTTTATCTGCGGATACGCTTGAAACCGAAATCTATATTGGTCCAGGAATTAATGAAAATGATTTCAAACCAATCAATTGGACAAAACAGAAACGGGACAAATTTATAAAAGGAGATTTTGTTTACAAGACAAGAGATTCTATCGAACCCAGAGTTTTCCCAACTGCAAAAGTAATTTACGATGTCTCTGCAGGCACTAATCAAATCTTTGTTGATAATGCACAATTCTTCAACTATGAAGAAAACAATTATGCAATTTCAATTAATTCGGTAAAAGGATTACTTGTGGAAGGAACAAACCCAGTTTCTGCTGGAATCACCGTAACTGTTGGTGCTTCTGGAACAATTAGTGATCTTACAATTAATAATGTTGGTTCTGGTTATTCTGGTACTACACTTGGCGTTAAATTTACAGCACCTTTAGATATTGGTGTTGGTGTTGGTACAACTGCAACTGCTACTGTAAGCATTGTTGGTGGTTCTATTGACTCTGCAACTATCACAAATATAGGTTTTGGTTATTCTATTACCAATCCCCCTCAAGCAATTGTTGAAGTTCCTAAAGGAAAACAGGAACTGATTGAAAATATTACAAATGTTGAAGGGTTTACTGGAATTATTACTGGAATTAGTACAACCTCAGGTATCGGTGATTGTGGAATGGCACTCAATATTGATTATGATGCTATTCAGTTTGCAAATAATAATAGTGCAACTAATAGTTTGATTGTAGGATATCCAGTATACATCTATGATACCTCAGTTGGACATGGAGTTACCACTGTTGACGGAAATGATAATTCTACTGTTGGTATTGGATCAACATTCTTAGATGCGGTTTATATCGTACATGCCGTTTCAAATGCTGGCAATAAGGGTAGAATAACTTGCAATATTCACTCAAATACCAATATTGTAGGTATTGCAACAACCGGAACTTATTTAATAAATAATCCAAATCTAACTGTTTCTGCAGGTAAGTTATCTTGGGGAAGATTATATAACCCAATTGATGGAATAACTAGAAAAAATCCTGTTTCAATTGGAGTAACGGGTCTTACAATTGATTCTGGATTATCCACATTCCCATCAATCCAGAGAAAAGATTTTGGATTTAAAAATAGTGGAGCATTAAGGAAGCAGTCAAATGGTCCTGATGCGTCTCAAAACTCCTCAGGTTTTACTATATTATAAACCCCATATAAATACATAAAAAAGATATAAGAAATGTCAGCAATTGTTACCGATCAATTTAGAATTCTGAATGCCGGCAATTTTGTCGAATCGGTTGAAAATGGATCTAACTCATACTATATCACTGTAGGACTACCAAATCCGACAATTGCTGGATATGGTAGAACTTCCGACTGGAATACTCTGCCACCAGCACCACTGGATAATCAATCTAATAATTATCACTCAGGCGATGTTTTATTATTTGGTAAAAAAATATCTTCAGCAAATGTAAAACGTATTGTTAGAAGAATTGATTGGGTTGCTGGTAGTAGATATGAAATGTATAGGGATGACTACAGTATTACATCTCCCTCCGCATTGACAAATGCATCAAGATTATTTGATGCAAACTACTATATAATAAACTCGGATTTTAGAGTTTATATTTGTATAGATAATGGTTCTACTGGAACTAATCCAAAAGGAAATGTATCACAGGATGAACCAACATTTACGGATTTAGAACCAACTAAAGCTGGTACTAGTGGTGATGGATATGTTTGGAAATACTTATTTACAGTATCTCCAAGTGATATTATTAAATTTGACTCTACAGATTATATCACTTTACCAAGCAATTGGATAACAACAACTGATACTCAAATACAAGCAGTAAGAGATTCTGCAAATTCTCAAACCAATCTTAATCAAATCAAGACGGTTTTTATTGATAAATCTGGTAATAACTATTCCAGTGGATTGAGTCAGGAGATGAATATTATTGGTGATGGTACTGGAGGTAAAGTCAGAATTGATGTTGAAGGTGGAAAAATTACAAACACTATAGTTACTGCAGGTGGAAAAGATTATTCATACGCTCTTGTAGATCTTGGATCTATCAATTCAAATACAACTGGTTCTAGTGCAAAACTTATACCAATAATTCCACCTGGAAAGGGTCATGGTGATGATATTTACTCAGAATTAGGATCTGATAAGGTTCTAATCTATGCTAGATTTGATGATTCAACTAAAGATTTTCCAGTTGATACTAGTTTTGCACAAGTTTCAATCGTAAAAAATCCAACATCTGTTGGTACAAATAATATCTTTACAGGTTCAACTTTTAGTGGATTGAATTCTATAAAATTTTCAAACATTATTGGCACCCCAATTATTGGAGAAAAAATTGAGCAACCTCTTACAAATAATGTAGGAAAAGCATACGGATATATTTCATCATATGATAGTGAAACAAAAGTACTTAAATATATTCAAGACCGTTCGTTGTACTTTAATCAAACCACTTTAGATCATCAAGATTATGTTGGCATTTCTACTAATGGTAGAAACTATGATATTGAATCAAGCGCAAATCTAATAATTGGTCAGCAATCTGGATTTAGTGGTTCTATAGATCTTAATTTCTCTGGTATCACTACAAATCCGACAGGAAGTAAACTCATTAATTTGGGAGTTAATTTCACAGGTGGCATATCTGTTCCTGAAATAAATAAAGGGTCAGGGCAATTAATTTATCTTGATAATAGACCTAGTATTGCTAGGAACTTGAGACAAAAAGAAGACATCAAAATTATACTGGAATTCTAAAACATGTCACAGAAGACTAATTTAAACGTAAATCCTTATTATGATGATTTTGATAAGGATAATAATTTTTACAAGGTTCTTTTTAAACCGGGATTTCCTGTTCAGGCAAGAGAACTAACAGGTCTTCAATCTGTCCTGCAGAATCAGATAGAATCTTTCGGAACACATATGTTCAAAGAAGGTTCTATGGTAATTCCTGGAGGAATTACATGCGATAATGAATTTACCACTATTAAAGTAAAGGAGACTCATTTAGGTATTGATATTAGCATTTATCTTGATACTCTTGTAAGTGCTAATAATGGTAAAGGTATAGAAGTAAGAGGTCAAGATACTGATATAACTGCAATAATTAAAGGTTATGTTCTTCCACCAGATGCAGAAGAAATTACACTTTTTGTAAAGTACAGTACAACAGCAGAAGACGGAGAAACTGAGTTTTTTGCAAATTCTGAAGTATTGATTATTGAAGAAAATGTAACATATGGAAATACAACTTTAAATGCTGGCGAAACTATTCTTTCTTTGGTTGAAACTGACTCTACAAAGATTGGATATGCTGTAGGAGTATCTGAAGGAGTTTACTTTATAAGGGGATATTTCGTCAATGTTCCTACTGAACAAATAATTCTCGATTTATACAACAATCAACCGTCATATAGAGTTGGTTTTGAGGTCATAGAAGAAGTTTTAAATGCAGACCAAAATTCATCATTAAATGATAACGCTAAAGGATATACCAATTTTGCTGCACCTGGTGCAGATAGATTAAAAATAAGCACCAGATTAATTAAAAAAGATTTACAAGATTTTAATGATACCAATTTTATTGAACTTGTAAGAATTAATGAAGGTGGGATTAAAAAATTAGAAGCAAAGACTCAATATAATTTTATCAAAGATTATTTTGCAAAAAGAACCTTTGAAGAATCTGGAAACTATGCAGTTGATAACTTTACTGTCGATGTTTCAGATTCTCTGAATAATGAAACTGGTGGTTCTGGTTTATTTGCAGAAAATCAACTTACTGATGAAGGAAATACTCCTAGCTCAGATTTAGCATGTGTTAAAATTTCTGCAGGAACTGCATATATTAAGGGTTTTGATGTAGATCTAGTTGGATCAACTATTATTGATGTACCAAAACCAAGAACTACAAAATCCATTGCAGCAACCAAGGTCCCCTTCTCAATGGGGAGTCTTCTTAAACTTAATAATGTAACAGGTGTTCCATATATTAGTATTGGAACTAAACCTGGTCAAAATACATTCGATAATGTAATTCAATTATTTGATGAAAGGAGAAATACTTCAACAAATAATGCAGGAACCGGTAGAAAGGTTGGTGAAGCTAGAATTTATTGGTATGGTGTAAGTGATGCACCATATGAAGGTAATACAACAAGTTGGGATTTATATCTTTTTGATATTCAGACATACACAGATGTCTATGTATCAAGCGTTATAAGCGTTATAAGTGGTGATGAGGTTATTCCTCTCGGGTCATACGTAAGAGGTCTTTCTACTGGTGCTACAGGGTACCTTGACAGTAAGAGAAGTCCTTTATGTATGAGTTTAATACAAACTTCCGGAACGTTCCAGAAAGGCGAACAAGTCATTGTTAATGAAATTGAAGAATATACTTTTGGTGTAACTGCAGTAGAAGAGTTTACTGTAGAAGATATCAAATCTGTTTATCAGGATTCAACTAATCTTGATTCAAATATTCAAAAAGACTTCATTGCTGATACCATTTTGTATGAAAAGTCTTTACCGGACTTTGGCAAAAATGACAAGTTATTAGTAACTGGTGGTAATACTGGTAAAGTTCCTGGACGATTTTTTGCAGGCGTAACTGGAATTAAAACTGGTGCGATCTTAAAGTATCAAAATGCAGCGGGAACAGATCCAAACTTTAATGAAATTTCAGCAATTAATGCTACTGGAGATGAACTAACTTTGGCAAGTCCATCCAGTACTATTACTGGCATTTGTGATAAAACTGTATCTAATGGTGAATCAAATTTCTCTTTGATGGTTCCAAAGATTCATGCTTCACAACAGTCTGGTCTTTATTCGGAACTTCCAAGATTTAATGTGTCTTCTGTTGATTTATCAAATGCGGAGTTAGTTATAACAAAGCAAATCACTGGTAGATCTACAGATCCTAACGGCGAAATGTTACTTACTACTAGTGATTTTTTAGATACTACTGTCGGTATTAATAGTGTATTCTTTGAACCATTTGATACTGAAAGATATTCAGTTCATTATTCTGATGGAACCACGGAGAATTTAACTTCTGATCAGTTTACATATGGTGCAACTCAAGTTACACTTAAAGGATTAACAGTAAGTCAAACTAACGTAGTAGTAATTGGAACTTTAATAAAAACTGATGTTACTCATAAGACAAATAATTATGTAAAAAGTAATATTGTTTCCATTACAAGATCAAATGGAAAATCTCCAAATACTGCAGGTCTCAGTACAAGTAAGTTTTATGGATTAAGAATTGAAGATGAAGAAATTTCATTAAATACTGCAGATGTGGTTAATGTCCTTGCAGTATATGAATCCACCAACGATAATGCTCCTATATTAGATACTTTAAAATTTGCAACCGGTCTTTCTTTAAATGAAAATGTTATTATTGGCGAAAAAATTGTAGGACAAAGCAGTAGAGCAGTTGGTCAAGTTATAGAAGCAAATGCGACGGATGTTCAATATGTTCCTCTAAATGATAATGATTTTAATGTTGGTGAAGATGTTTCATTTAAAAATTCCTCACTGAATTTAGTCGTTCAAGAATTTACACCTGGTAGTTATATTGATAGAACTGACAATTATATCTTAGAAAAAGGACATAAAAGTCAATATGTAGATTTCTCTCGTATTAGAAGAAGAGATGGATTTGCAATTCCAACTAAACAATTACAAGTCATTTATGATCAGTATAGAGTAGGTTCTGGATCGACTAATGTTGGAGATATTTTTACGGTTAATTCATATACTGCAGAAAGATATGCAAGTGATATTCCAACAGTTACCAATGGAACTAGAGTAAGTGATTTATTAGACTTTAGACCAAGAGTAAGGGATTTTGATGCATCAACTGCAACAATGTCTCCATTTGCATATGATGCTAGAGAATTTTCTACAAATTACAGATATGTAGTTACACCTGAAGAAACTACTAAAGTTGGTCTTAGTTATTATGTGCCTAGGGTTGATTTAATATCAATTAATCGTCTTGGTGAAGTTGAGGTTATTCAAGGTGAAGCTTCAGAAGATCCCCAAATACCAGGTCTTGCCGATGATGCAATGGAAGTTGCTCTCATTGCATATCCAGCATATCTTTTCAATGCAACTAAAGATCCAGGAATTCTGTTGAGGGATAACAGAAGATTTACGATGAGGGATATTGCAGCATTAGAAGATAGAATTGAAAATCTTGAGGAAGTTACCTCATTAAGTCTTCTTGAACTCAATACTGCTACAACAGAAATTACAGATGCAAATGGATTGAATAGATTTAAATCTGGATTTATTGTTTCTGATTTTAAAGATAAATCTCTTGCAGATCCAAAACATACAAGAATTGATATAAACTCAGAACAAAAAATGGCAATTTCTCCTGTTGAGTTCTGGTCTTTAAATGCTGACCTTGCATGGGATGAAGCAGTTGATACTGAAAATGATGACCTTGTAACACAAAATTTACCATTATTTGATAAAAATATTCAAAAAACTGGTGATATATTAACACTAAAATATGATGAAGTTGATTTTCTCGATCAACCACATGCAACTAATGTTGAAAATGTAAATCCATTCAATGTTATTGTTTATGTTGGTGGTGTTCAGTTAACTCCACCCGCAGATAATTGGACTCGTACAATCTATATTGATCATACAAGAACAGAATCTTCTGGTGCAAAGTGGGTGCAGAAGGCATCAGTTCATGTTAATATTGATAAGAAAGTTGAATATGTAACTTATAAAAAGGGTCGTGGAAGAAATGAGAAGAAGACGAAAAAATTTGTTGATCAAATTATTACTAAAACAACTACATATAAACCAAAACTTGTAGGACCTTCTAAAGAATATGACTATGTTGAAAATGTCAAAATTACTAGCACGGTAGATCCATTTATGCGTTCTAGAGAAGTTTACTTCTATGCAAATGGTCTAAAACCTAACACAAAACATTATCATTTCTTAGATAGTCAGCAATTAGATATCATTCCAAAATTGGTTGAAATTGATATGCAATCTGGAACTTTTAATAAGTCTGAAAAAGTAGACATTTTTAAAAATGGTAAAAAAATTGGTCATATGAAATTGAAAGCACCAAATCACAAATTTGGTAAAAAAATTCCAGATTTTGTTGCATTTAGTCAGATTGCATATGAGGCATATACTGTTAATCCATACAATAAGAAAGGTTCAGCACCTCCAGAAAATTATTCTGCATCTTCAAAGTTAATCAATTTTGATCTTACTAAGTTAGCAAATAATGAAGAATTTTATGGGTATATTACAAAAGGTTGCAAAATTGTAGGTAAAACTAGTGGTGCTGTTGCTAAGGTTAAAAACTTTGATTTAACTTCCGATAATTGGGGTGACATTATTGCTTGTTTCCACTTCCGTGATCCAAACAAAAAACCAGCGGCACCAGTTAAAGTTAAGAGTGGAACTAAAACTTTAAGAATTACTGCTGTTCCTGCTGGAGTAACTCCACTTCCAGGTTCTACAGCACAAGCATCTGAAGCTATTGGTACTTATAGCGGTTCGGGAATTATTATTACGCAAGAACAAGATATTGTTCAGGTTAGAAATCCACCCAAACCAAAAGCAAAGAAAACTAAAGTTAGCGTTACTGTTAAAGCGGCACATAGAGACCCTCTTGCACAAAGTTTCCTTGTTGATGGTACTGGTATATTCCTGACTTCCTTTGATCTATTTTTTGCAACTAAGGATCCTAACTCGAAAATATTTGTTGAACTTAGAACAGTAGAATTAGGTACTCCTACAAATCTTCTCGTTCAAGACTTTACTCAAATTGCTTTAAATCCTAAAGATATTAAAGTTTCTAATGATGCATCAGTACCAACAACAATTAAGTTTCCATCACCAGTATATCTTGAGGCAGATAGAGAATATGCAATTGTTCTTCTCTCTCCAGCATCTGATGGATATGAGATGTGGACAGCAACAATGGGACAGAAAACTGTCCAATCATCAATTTTACCCAATTCGGAGAATGTTGTTGTTTCTAAGCAGTATATTGGTGGTTCATTATTTAAATCTCAAAATGGTACAATTTGGACTGCAAGTCAATATCAAGATTTGACTTTTAAAATCAGAAAAGCAGAGTTTGTTAAAAAAGGCACCCTAATTGCATATAATAGCAATATTGGATCTAAAGGTTCCAATGCTTCTGATCTTCCTAAGAATCCAGTTGAACTTCTACCAAGAAAATTAAAAGTAAGTTGCATCGGCGCAATTGCTGCTGATACTACAAACTTTGTTCCTGGCACAATGGTAGGAGTATTGGGTAACAATGATTTATATGGATTTATTGAAAAAGTTGGTGGTGGAATCGTAATTGGAGCAAGTTCTGGCGAAATTGCAAACGCAGGTATCGGATATAGTAGTAGTGTAAATCCAGACAAAATAAGTCTTTATACCCTTAAAGGCAATGGGAGTGGAGCAACTGCTAAGGTTACAGTAGATGCAAGTGGTCAAGTTTCTGGTATTAATATCCTAACCGCTGGTGAAGGATATTCGGTTGGAGACCTATTAGGTATTACAACATCAAATATCGTTAAAGGAACTGGTGCAATTTTTGCAGTTACTAATGTAGGTGTTACTAGCACCTTATATCTCACTAATGTACAAGGTGAGCATTTCCCAGCAGCAACCCGTTTGCAAAGATTTACAACAGATTATTTGATATCATCCAAAACAAGTGGATCTGCAAACTTTGATACTGCACCAAATAGTCAATCATCAATCATCGATGAAAAATATGATGGCAACGTCATGAAGATTGTTCAATACAATCATGCACATCATGGCGCAAATAATGATGTAGAAATTGTTGATGTAGCATCAGATAGAGAAAAAGTAAAACTTACTGCCACTTTAGGGAAAAATGAAACGGTTGTTTCTATTGCAGATACTACACCATTTGCTAATTATGAAGGAATTTCAACTTCCGGTGGGTATGCAAAAATTGCAGATGAAATTGTAGAATATTCTGGAATTACCAATACTTCAGGTGTTTCCGGAACCCTAACAATTATCAATAGAGGTATTGATTCTACAACACAATCTGCACATAGTACTGATGAATTTATTCAACCATATGAAATTGGTGGAGTTAATCTGAGAAGAATTAATACAACTCATAATTTACCATCAACTTATTATGTAGATGATAATGACAATATTGATCATTATCATCTAAGATTTAATAGATCTACTGCATACAGCAGCAGAGATGCTGGTGGAAGTAGACTCAACTTCAATGGACAAAAAGCAGTTGGTAATAACAATGTTGGAATTTCACAGAACTATCAGTTCAGTTCTCTCACAGCGCAGTTTAATTATATTACACCTGGAAAAGGAACTAAAATAAAAGCACAAGTAAGAACTATTTCTGGAACTAGTGCTGGCGGAAATGAGGTTTCATTCATTGACCAAGGATATGAATCAATAACAATAAACAAGGTTCATCATTTTAATACTCCTAGATTGGTTGCATCTAGAATAAACGAGAAACAACAACTAACAAGTCTACCGAAAAATAAATCATTGACTTTACGTGTTGATTTTGAATCAGAGGATAAAAATTTATCCCCAGTAATGGACATACAAAATGCAACTTGGGTTCTTGGTAGAAATAAAATCAACCATCCAGTTGATGATTATGTGTTAGATTCTAGAACAAATACTATAAAGAATGATCCTCATAGTACAGTTTTTGTCACAAGAATGACTTCTCTTGAGCAACCAGCATCTAGTTTAAAAGTTCTTATTGCGGCATGTGTACAGGAAAATTCAGACATTAGAGTTTTCTATAGACTTCATAGAGCGGATTCTGCAGAGATTGATCAATCATTCACACCATTTCCTGGTTATGACAATACTAAAGATACTGACGGTGACGGATTTGGAGATCAAATTATTGATATAACTAAAAATAGTGGAAGACCAGATGCTAAGAGTACGCCAAATGATCCAGAAACTTTCTCAGAATATCAATTCTCAGTAAATAATTTGGAACAATTTGACGGATTTAGCATTAAAATTGTCACATCATCAACTAATGAGTCTACTCCAGTTAAACTCAAAGACTTTAGATGTATCGCCCTTGCATAATATGCCACATTCAGAATATGAAGATTTAATTCCTGTTGAGGGACATCAAAATTTGTATCGAGACAAGAATACTGGTTCCATTGTTAATACAAATAAAGATGGTTATGATAACTATATCAAATTAAAACGTCTAAAACAAAATGAAAAGCAAGAACTTGACACACTTAAATCTGATATAGAAGAAATTAAATCTTTACTAAAGGAGTTGACAAATGGACCCAGACGATATTGAACTCAAAAAACTTTCTAAAAGTTTTGAATACATCAAACTTTCTAGAGAAATTGATTCCTGTGATAATACCGAGATGCTAAAAAATATTGCAAAATCTTATGTAAAACTATATTTAAAGCAACAAGAGGTAGTTGCAGGACTAGGACTTGAAGGAATATAAATATTTCTACAATCTTGAATTGTATATAAATGGCTGAAATTAAAGTCAGAGTAGGAGCGAAACCCGCAACAAAAGTTATTTCTTCACTTGCTGGTGCTCAAGGTCTGTCTTTGTCTGAGCTTAGTGATGTTAATGCTACAACCTTATCTAACGGCATGGTTCTTGTATACAACAGCGGCACAAAAAAGTGGGACGCAACATTGACGCTTACCCCGGGTGCAACGCAGAATTTAGACATCAACGGAGGAAGCTTCTAAAATGGCAAGTATTATTAGGGTCAAAAGATCCTCAGGCACATCTAAACCGTCAAGCCTGCAGTGGGGTGAACTTGGATATGTAACTGGTATTGGTAGTTATGGAGGAATAAACCAATACAAAGATAGGATATTCCTTGGGGATGATGGCACTAATGCCAATCCAATTGGGGGACATTACTATACTTCTATGATGGAGCATAGTCCTGGTAATATTCCAGCAGCTTCTCATAATACCAGAAATACTGACAAAGGTGTTGTTGCTATTATGGCACCTGCCGCAAACACCGGTGGTGGAGGCGATACCCTTAAAGTTGATCAATGGAATGTAGATAATCTTAGACTTGATTTAAATACACTATCTTCAACTGACCAAAACGGTGATATTATCTTAGATCCAAACGGATCTGGCGAGGTAATGATTCCAGATGATACTTTCCTAGGTTTTGGTGGAGGTACAGATGGAAATTCAAGTGCAGATTCTAAAATTGAATATGATGAAGATGGTACTAATCAGTTAACTTTTACCGGTGCTGATGTAAGAATCAATATTGCAACACAGTCTGATACTAAAGATACTGGTGCTCTAATTGTTGAAGGTGGTGTTGGTATTGAGAAAAACCTCAATGTTGGAGGAAATCTCAATCTTGAAGGTGGTGCTGTCATTGATGACATCAAAATTCAAGATAATGTTATATCATCACTTTCAGCCAGTAGTGACACTCTTTTCTTAGATCCATATCCTGATGGACTAAGTAATGAAGGTACTGTTATTATTAAGGGTAGTCTTCAAGTTGATGGAACAACAACATCAATCAACTCAACTACTTCAACATTAAATGATCCAATTTTCCATATTGGTGACTTAACTAGTGAAAGAACCGTAATGACAACGGTTATTTCTGGTGTTAGTACTATCAGATTAGATTCTATTGTTGGTATCAATACTGGAGATATTGTAAGTGGAAGTGCTAGTTTAAATGTAGGTGCTGCAAATACAATCTCATCTTATGACAGCACAAGTAAAGTTATTACTCTACAAGATGCCACTATTTCTGGTATTGCAACTGCAGTACAATTAACTATTACTCATGCATTTGATACTAATACCGATAGAGGTATTTCTTTTGCATATAATGATAGTCAATCACAAGTTGGTGGTGGAACTACAGGCAACAAAACTGGTTTCTTTGGATATATTGACCAAGGAAGTGTTGGTAGTGCAGCAACACATAGATCTTGGACATATATTCCAGAAGCAACTATTGGAAACAGTCTTGTAAGTGGTACAAGAGGATATTTAGATATTAAAGGTATCTATTATCAGACTGGTGATTTTAATCAAAATGGAATGATTTTCTTTGATGTTGATGGTCTTCAGACTTCAACAAATGCACCATCTTCTTCAGTCTCTGCTTCTAAACAAGTAATGACTGCTATTACAAAAAGAATCTTAAATCTTCCAAGCAATGTTACTCTAGCAGAAGGTGATATTGTTAGACAAGATACTAGTGATGCATATGGTGTTGTTGAGAGTGCTGTAAGTGGTGGTGCTACAGTTCCCCTGATCGGTGTTGAAGGAACCTTCAATGCTACAAATAATTTAAGAAGAGAAGGTCAAAATGGATTTATAGCAGATCTTTCTGTTGCTCCTAGTAGTGTTGGTGTAATATATACTGACAAACCACATTGGACCAATACTCTTGATGGAGGCACTTTCTGATAAAATGGATAATCAAGGTGAAGTAGATGTAAATGTTCTTGTTAAACTTTATAATTCTAAATTAGCATCATTAACAAATCAGAATGTCCTTCTTGAGGCAAAACTTACTACTTTGTCTCAAGATTTTCGTAAACAATATGAAATATTGGCACAAGAAAATGCCGATCTAAAATTAAAATTAGAGACAACGGAGTAATATGGCAAAACCATCATCTAAGCAAGGATTAATTGATTATTGTTTACGTCAACTTGGAGCTCCCGTTTTAGAAATTAACGTGGATGATGACCAAATTGATGACTTAGTTGATGATGCTATTCAGTATTTCAATGAACGTCATTTTGACGGTGTTGAAAAGATGTATTTAAAATATCAAATAACACAAGATGATTTAGATCGTGGTCAAGCAAAAGGTACAACCGGTGTTGGAATTGTTACCACAACTGGTTCGGCAAATATAACTGGATATGGAAACACTACATTTAATTTTTATGAAACGTCCAATTATATTCAAGTTCCAGATTCTGTAATAGGTATAGAAAGAATTTTTAAATTTGATACAAATTCTATTTCTGGCGGAATGTTTAGTATTAAATATCAATTATTTTTAAATGATTTATATTATTTCAATTCAGTAGAACTTCTTCAATATGCAATGACCAAGAGTTATCTTGAAACTATTGATTTTCTACTGACACCTGATAAACAAATTAGATTTAATAAAAGGCAAGATAGATTATATCTTGATATTGATTGGGGTTCTCAAGAAGTAGGTGAGTTTATGATTCTTGAATGCTATAGAGCATTAGATCCAGAATCATTTACTCAAATTTATAATGATTCATGGATGAAACAATACCTGACTGCTTTAATTAAAAGGCAGTGGGGTAGAAATCTTAGTAAGTTTAGGGGCGTTAAACTTCCTGGTGGAATTGAATTGAATGGTGGAGAAATTCTCCAACAAGCAGAATCTGACTTATCAAACATCAAATCAAGAATGATGTCTGAGTATGAATTACCACCTTTAGACTTTATTGGATAATGGCTCTTAATCCCTTCTTTCTTCAAGGTACACAGTCTGAGCAAAGACTTGTTCAGGATATAGTTAATGAGCACCTGCGATTTAATGGTGTAGAAGTAACATATATCCCAAGAAAATTTGTAAATAAAAAGACTGTAATTGAAGAAGTTCAGTCATCAAAATATGATGATAATTTTGCAATTGAAGCATATGTAAATACGTTTGATGGATATGGCGGTGCTGGTGATATCTTAACAAAATTTGGTGTAAGTATTAGGGATGAATTAATACTTACAATTTCAAAAGAAAGATTTGAAGACTTTATTTCCCCATTTATGTCGGGAATTGATGATGGAACTGAAGATAGTGAAATATCACTATCAACAAGACCTAGAGAGGGAGATTTAATTTATTTTCCTTTAGGTCAAAGATTATTTGAAGTAAAATTTGTAGAGCACGAGAATCCATTTTTCCAATTAGGAAAAAATTATGTTTATCAACTAAAATGTGAACTCTTTGAATATGAAGATGAAATTATTGAAACGACTATCACTGATATTGATACTCAAGTTCAGGAAGAAGGTATTATTTCCACAATAAAACTTATTGGTATTGGAAAAACTGCCACTGCCAATGCAGTTATTAATGGTACATTGCCAAGTGGATATGTTAGAGAAATATTCTTAAATAGTGACGGTGGTGGATATACTTCACCACCAACGATTAGTTTTACGACATCACCAACAAATCAGACTGGGGATACGCCAGAAGCAATAGGAATTCTTACAACTAAAGGTGATGTAACTTCTATTGAAAAAATTGTAATTATCAATGCTGGTGCCGGTTATACTGTTGCACCTAATATTACAATTTCTGGTGGAGGAGGAAGTGGTGCTGCAGCAACATGCCGCATCGTAACTACTGGTCAGGGTGTAATTAGATACACCATTACAGATCCTGGCGTTGGATTTGGTACGGCACCTCTTGTTACAGTCGCTGCACCCCCATCTAGCGGAATTAGTAGTACTGCTGTTGGTATTGCATCTATTGGTTTAAATGCAGGTGGTAGAAATGTTGTTAATGCAATCTTTGTGGAAAATACAGGTAGAGGATATAGTTCTGCCCCAACAGTTACTATTGAAAATCCAGAAATAATTAGTGGAATTGGAACTTACATCTTCAATGAAATTGTGTTTGGAACTAGATCTAAAACTGAAGCAAGAGTTAAAGATTGGGATTTAGATACTTTAATAATCAAAGTGTCAAATGTCAGTATCGGTTCTACTCAACTTGGTTTCTTCCCCGGAGAAACTATTCGCGGAAAAGAATCTGGAGCAGAATACCCAATGCAATCATTCAATCAGGATGATATATACAATAAGTATACTGAAAATGACATTTTTGAATCTGAAGCAGATGATATTTTGGACTTCAGCGAATCTAATCCCTTTGGAACATTTTAATGTTAGGAACTTATTACTATCACGAAATAGTTAGAAAGACAATCATATCTTTTGGAACTTTATTCAATGATATTCATGTACGCCATCAAGATAAAAATGGTAATGATATTAATGATTTGAAAATTCCACTTGCATATGGTCCAGTTCAAAAGTTTTTGGCAAGATTAGAACAGCAAGCAGATTTAAATAAGGCAGTTCAAATTAATTTACCAAGAATGTCATTTGAAATGACATCAATTGCATATGACTCTACCAGAAAATCAAGTCTCGTACAAACGTTCAAAACTTGTGATGATGGGAGTAAGGTAAAAAAAGTTTTTATGCCTGTTCCATATAATATTGGATTTCAACTGAATATTCTTTCTAAGTTAAATGACGACTCTCTTCAGATTTTAGAACAAATATTACCTATTTTTCAACCACATTTCAATCTTACTATAGACTTAGTAGAATCAATTGGAGAAAAAAGAGATATTCCAATTATTCTGGAATCTGTAAGTTTTCAAGATGATTATGAAGGTTCTTTCGATACTAGAAGAGCACTTATTCACACACTAAATTTTACAGCAAAGACATATCTGTTTGGTCCTATCGCAGACAGCAGTGATGGTCTTATTCGTAAGGTTCAAGTTGATATGTATGCTGACACCAATACAAAGACTGCTAGACGTGAAATGAGATATACTGTTGAACCAGTTGCAAAGGAAGATAAGAATGCAGATGGTGTAGTTGATTCATCTGATACCCCATTACTTATGCCCGGTGATGATTTTGGATTTGACGAAGAATGGCAATTCTTAGGCGACGGCAAATCTTATAGTCCAACTCGTCAAACTGACTTCTAATAATTATGAAAGATAGTTATGAATCTATTGACAAAGCACTTGAAATTGAAAGTAGCATTGTTGAATCAAAACCAATAAAACCTATTCCACCAAAAGTGGATAAAGATGATATTACAAAAGACTATGAGTACACTCGTGCCAATTTATATTCGTTAATAGAAAAGGGTCAAGAAGCAATTAATGGAATTATGGAACTTGCAGGTGAAAGTGCAAGTCCTAGAGCATATGAAGTTGCTGGACAGTTAATTAAAAGTGTTGCAGATACAACTGATAAATTGGCAGACCTTCAGAAAAAATTAAAAGATTTGGAAGAAGATAACATTAGTAAAGGTCCAAATAGTGTTACAAATAATGCGCTATTTGTTGGTTCCACTTCAGAATTATCAAAATTACTAAAACAAGGTTTTCTAAATAACAATGAATCTGAGATCAAATAATGGCAAAAAAGTCCTGTAAAAAAGGATACTATTACTGCTATGCCTCCAAAAAGTGTAGAAAATTACCGCGAGGATATGCTATCGGTATGGGTGGGTATCTTCGTAGAGAAAGGGGGAATGAGTCAAGTGAAGATAATGACAATGAAACCCCTTCAAATGGCAGTGGAAGCGCGAATGGCGAATCTAATGGGGCATCCAATGGTGGAGGGGAAGGAGGCGTCTCTGAGGCGTGGAGTGCAAAGTATAAGAAGAGCATAGATTGTAATAATCCAAAAGGATTCTCCCAAAAATCCCATTGTAGGGGTAGAGAAAAAGTAAGTGAAGGAAAAAGTGGTGATCATGAAGTTGCAATGGCACAAAGCCAACTCAAAAAGTCTGCAAGGAACATCGCAAAGTTGAGAAAGGCATTAGGTAAGAAAGAAAAGGATATTCCTGCTTGGATGCAAGCAAAGATTACCGATACCGCACACGACACTGATGCTGCTGCTGGTTATGCAGATAAAATGAGCGAATCTAAAAGTGGTGATTCTTCTTTGCGTGACTGGTTTAGTAAGAGTAAGTCTAGTGATGGCAAACCTGGTTGGGTTCAATTGGGTGGAAAATACGCTGGAAAACCTTGTGCCAAACAGCCAGGACAAAAGACCAAACCCAAGTGTGGATCCAGCAAAATGGCTGCAAATTTAGATGATAAGGAAGAGAAAAGGGCATTTAATAGAAAGCAACGTCAAGATCCAAATCCAAATAGAAAAGGAAAGGCAATCAACGTGAAAACAGAATCTTATTCAAACTGGAGAACTGAACTGGACGAGGGTATTCTTGATTTTTTAAATCCAAAGAATCAAGAAAATGTAAGAAAGGGAAATTATCATAAAGACCCTAAGACTAAAAGGGGAACGATCTTCAGTAATGTTTCAAAAAGAAATGAGATGTTGAAAAGACTTCAAAATCAATCTTATCAACCAGAAGGTGAAATGACTGAAGGTCTGTTAGATAGAATTAAATCTGCTGGTAGAGATGTGGCCGTCAGAACTGGTCAAACAACTGGTGAGAGAGTCGGAAGAGATAAGTTTGGTCCTCTCGGTGGAATGATTGGCAGACGAAGAGGTGGAAGAACTGGTGGAAAGGCTTACGATCAAGCTACCAGTGGAGACGTTGGTGGTGCAATTAACACTGTTCGTGATGCTTTGAAAAATTCATATGAATCTGAAGGCAAACTAGTTGATGAAGCAAACATTGGATACTCCAATCCAAGTATTGATGGCAGTCCAATTCTATATTCTAAGGGTCATCCTAAGGTAGGAAAACCAGTTTCCTTCAATAAAGCAGAAACTAAAGATATGGATCGCTATAGAAAGGCAAGTAAAAAAGCAGGTAGAAAAATTTATGTAGATGAACCTTTACCTGAAGAAACCGAGATGGTGGATGAGGGTAAGAAAGATGCCTGTTACCATAAAGTCAAGTCTCGTTATTCTGTTTGGCCAAGTGCTTATGCCTCTGGTGCATTAGTTAAGTGCCGCAAAAAAGGTGCTGCTAATTGGGGCAACAAGACCAAAAAAGAAAGTTATGATTACTCTGATTGGAGAGATGATTTTAAAGGTACAGAATATGAATCAATTGATATTATCAAACCAGAACCTCTTCAAGCAACTAAAGGTATAGGAAGTGAAATGCTTGATGAAAAGTGTTGGAAAGGATATGAGAAAAAGGGTATGAAGACAATGTTTGGTAAAAAATATCCAAACTGTGTGAAAAAGAAAAAAACTAGTGTTACTGAAGATTGGCAGAAATCAAACCGCAAAGACGGTGTTGATGGAATGAGTCAAAAATCTGTTAATGCATATAAGCGCGAAAATCCAGGTTCTAAATTAAAGACTGCAGTAACTGGAAATCCTAAGAAAGGTAGTAAAGATTCAAAAAGACGCAAATCCTTCTGTGCTCGTTCTAAAGGACAGAAAGACATGCATAACATTGACTGCACTAAAACCCCAGATAAGAAAATTTGTAAAGCACGTAAACGTTGGAAATGTTGAGTTAGGTTTTTATTATGAATGATAATGTATATCTTGGTAATCCCAATCTAAAAAAAGCAAATACATCAATAGAATTCACAGAAGAACAAATTCTAGAATTCTTGAAGTGTAAAGAAGATCCTGTTTATTTTTCAAACAATTATATTAAGATTGTTTCACTCGATGAAGGATTGACTCAATTTCATCCATATCATTTTCAGGAAAAGTTAATTAATAACTTTCATGAGAATAGATTTAATATATGCAAAATGCCACGTCAGACTGGTAAGTCTACTACGGTGATTTCATACTTATTACATTACGCAGTATTTAATGATAGTGTCAATATTGGTATATTGGCAAACAAAGCAGCAACTGCAAGAGAATTGTTGAGTAGGTTACAAACTGCATACGAAAACTTGCCCAAATGGATGCAACAGGGCATCATATCATGGAATAAAGGATCTCTAGAATTAGAAAATGGCAGTAAGATATTGGCAGCATCTACGTCTGCAAGTGCTGTCCGAGGTATGTCATTCAACATCCTCTTTCTTGACGAGTTCGCGTTCGTCCCAAATCATGTTGCCGACTCGTTCTTTGCCTCTGTATATCCTACTATTACTTCTGGTAAAAACACCAAAGTAATTATTGTATCTACTCCACATGGTATGAATCACTTCTACCGTATGTGGCATGATGCAGAGAAAGGTAAGAGTGAATATATTCCTACAGATGTCCATTGGTCTGAAGTTCCTGGAAGAGATGAAGTTTGGAAAGAGCAAACTATCAAAAATACATCCGAACAACAGTTTAAAGTTGAGTTTGAGTGCGAGTTCTTAGGATCTGTCAATACACTAATTAATCCTGCAATTCTGAAAAATCTCATCTATGAAGACCCAATTCAAAGAAATGCGGGTTTGGATGTTTATGAAAAATCAAAACCTGAGCATAATTATCTTCTTACTGTTGATGTTGCTCGTGGGTTGGGCAACGATTATTCTGCATTTATCGTTGTTGATATTACAGAGTTTCCCTATAAGATAGTTGCGAAATATAGGAATAATGAAGTCAAACCAATGTTATTCCCAAATATAATTCAACAGACTGCAAAAGGTTATAATGATGCTTGGGTATTGATAGAAGTTAATGATATTGGAGAACAAGTAGCAAACATTCTTCACTACGACCTAGAATATGAAAACATGCTGATGGCAGCAATGAGAGGTCGTGCCGGTCAAGTTGTTGGACATGGGTTTTCTGGCAAAAAATCTCAGATGGGTGTAAGAACAACTGCCCAAGTAAAAAAACTTGGTTGTTCCAACTTAAAAATTTTAATAGAAGATTATAAATTATTAACTTTAGACTATGAAATCATAGCAGAACTCACAACATTTGCTCAAAGACATAATTCATTTGAAGCAGAGGAAGGGTGTAATGATGACCTTGCAATGTGTCTTGTTATTTTTGCTTGGTTAGTTGCACAAGAATATTTCAAAGAGATGACTGATAATGATATTCGTAAAAGAATTTATGAAGAGCAAAAAAATCAGATTGACCAAGATATGGCACCTTTTGGATTCTTAGATGATGGTATTAATGATATAACATCCTTTACTGATGATAATGGAGATAGATGGCATACTGATGAATATGGTGATAACTCTCATATGTGGGATTACAATTAATGAACTTAGATGACCAGTTACAATTAGGTCATCTCTTACTCTATGAGCGAGAATGTAGAATTTGTGGTGCTACTAAAAATTTAGTAGATGGATTTTACAGGACTAGAAGAGATAGAGGTCCATTAGCATCTTCATATTCATATGAATGTAAAGAATGTACAAAGAAACGAGTTAAGAAGATTAATAATACTTGGGAATATCCAGATTGGTAGATTTCACGTCAAGATTCCCCATTCAAAATACCCCTTTTAATAAATAATTTGAGATAACTCTGGACCAAGGAGACCAAAAAGATGCCCCTAAATTTAGCATCTCCTGGAATTGTAGTAAGAGAAGTTGATTTAACTATTGGAAGAGTCGATCCAGTCTCTGGTGGAATTGGGGCGCTTGTTGCTCCATTCACCAAGGGACCTGTAGATCTTCCCCAATTAATTGAATCAGAAGATGATCTCTTAAACACTTTCGGTAGACCGTATTCAACTGATAAGCACTATGAGCATTGGATGGTAGCTTCATCCTACCTTGCTTATGGTGGTGTGATGCTTGTCTCAAGAGCAGACGACTATAACGTAACAACAACTAAGGGACTTAAAAACGCTTTTGTTGGTGTTGTCGGAACCTACAGCACCACCGGTGGTGCTGTCGGAGTCAATACGGTAAGAATTAAGAATACCGAACATTACGAACAACTCGGTTACGACGAGAATGCAATCTCCAACGTAACTGTTGCTGCAAGAAATCCAGGTTCTTGGGCAAATGATATTAGAGTAGCAATTATTGATTCTAGTGCAGATCAAATTCTGACAGGTATCAGTACAGTATCTGTCATATCTGGATATGGATTTACTGCAGTAGTTCCCTCAACTACCACTGTTGCCGGTGCTGGTACAACTTCACTCTTAGATGGTTATTTTAGAGGAGTTGTTACTGAAGTTGGTTTTAATCAATTGTCAATAAAACTAACAACTCACGTTTCTGCTGGCGGAACAGTAGTTAATGTTGATTATCAACAGAACGGAGCATATGCTCTTCCACAAACTGGACATGTTGCTATTCATACAAACGGTTCTAGTTCAGCATTTACTACTGAAACATACTCTGGTGAGAGAGATTGGTTTGAAAATCAATCTATTCCATTAAGTGTTGGTTCACTTGAGTGGGACCAATTGGCAAATAGACCAGGAACTTCCGAATATGCTGCTGCACGCAATTCAAGATTTGACGAAGTTCACGTTGTTGTCATTGATGACAAAGGAACAATTAGTGGAAATGCAGGAACAATTCTTGAAAAGCATTTGAATCTTTCCAAGGCAAAAGATGCAACATTCTCTGTTGGGTCTCCTTCTTATTGGAGAAAGTATCTTTATACCAACTCACAGTACATCTTTGGTGGTTCTGCACCTGTTGGAATTTCAACAATCGCACATAGTGACAATGGGGGTAGTTCCTTTGAACTTGATGATGATACTAGTTGGGATCAAGATGCAAAGAATGTAAACTTTGCTGGTTCGGGTGCATTTACCGCTGCGCTTGCAGGTGGTACAAACTATGCTGCTACTGCTGGTGGTGATACCAAAGATTACACAACTGCTGGTTCATTGCATTCAGGACTTGACGATATTGTTTCTGGTCTGACTAAGTTTGAGAACACTGAAGAGTATGAAGTAGACTTCATTCTTATGGGTTCTGCAAATTATCCTAAGGAACAGGCACAAGCACTTGCTAATAAGTGTATTGCGGTTGCCGAAGCAAGAAAAGATGCTGTTGCATTCATCTCACCATATAGAGGTGCATTTATTAGTGATAACAAAGTCGGAACTGTAACAGTCAATAATATTGACAAAATTACAGAAAATGTTCTTGGATTCTATTCTGCTGCAACTTCAACTACATATGGAGTCTTTGATAGTGGTTACAAGTACATGTATGACCGCTTCAATGATACTTTCCGCTATGTACCTCTGAATGGAGATATCGCTGGTACTTGTGCCAGAACTGATATTCAACAGTTCCCATGGTTCTCACCTGCTGGAACTTCTAGAGGTGCAATTTTGAATGCAGTTAAACTTGCATATAATCCTGGTAAGAAGCAAAGAGATCTTCTGTATTCAAGCAGAATCAATCCAGTTATCTTCTCTCCTGGAGCAGGTATGATTCTCTTTGGTGATAAGACTGGATTTGGTAAGTCCTCAGCATTTGATAGAATCAATGTTCGCCGCTTATTCATCTATCTCGAAGATGCAATTTCTGCTGCTGCCAAGGATTTCCTTTTTGAGTTCAACGACGAAATCACTAGAACCAATTTTGTCAATATTGTAGAACCATTCCTTCGCGATGTTCAATCTAAGAGGGGCATTCAGGATTTTGTAGTTGTTTGTGATGAGACAAACAACACAGCAGCAGTCATTGATTCCAATGAATTTGTTGCTGACATCTTCATCAAACCTGCACGTTCTATCAACTTCATCGGTCTTACCTTTGTTGCTACTAGAACTGGAGTTGCGTTTGAAGAAGTTATTGGTTCAGTTTAATTTTTCTTCTCAAGGTCAAAACTAATGGCTAACTATAAGCAAATCAATCCGCCCCCACTAAGGAAGATTACTGACTTCAAGAGTAAATTGACGGGTGGTGGCGCTCGCGCCAATCTCTTCGAAGTCGTTCTGAACTTCCCAGACGCTGCACAACCAGATTCCGATACTCTAGAAAAAACTAGATTTTTGGTTAAAGGTGCTAATATGCCAGCATCTAACATTCAACAGATTGAAGTACCATTCAGAGGTCGTGTTCTGAAAATCGCAGGTGATAGAACCTTCGATTCTTGGACCGTCACTGTTATCAATGATACAGACTTCTCGATTCGCTCTGCCATGGAGCGTTGGATGAATACTATCAATAGAGTATCAGATAATACTGGATTAACTGATCCTGCAACATATCAAGCAGATGCATATGTCATGCAACTTGATCGTGATGGTTCTGTTCTGAGAACATATCGTTTCTACGATGTATTCCCAACTCAGGTTTCACCAATTGAACTTGGTTATGATGCTCAAGGTATTCAAGAATTCACTGTTGAACTCCAAGTTCAGTGGTGGGAAGCTACTAAGGGCAATGGTTCAAATGCTGGCGGTGAAGATATTAACTAAATAGTTAAATAAGAAGCACAGCAGAAATTATTATGGCAAAACTTTTTGGTTTTAAAATTGACGGAAATCAAAATAAGTCACCTTCAGTCATTTCCCCCGTTCCTGAAACTAATCAGGACGGGGTTGATAACTATGTTTCTAGTGGATTTTATGGACAATATGTCGATATTGAAGGTGTCTTCAAAACAGAGCATGATTTAATAAGAAGATATAGAGAAATGTCGCTACATCCCGAAGCGGATGGTGCGATTGAAGATGTTGTTAATGAAGCAATCGTTAGTGATTTGTATGACTCTCCAGTAGAAATTGAGTTATCAAATCTTAATGCTAGCGATGGTCTTAAGAAAAAAATTAGGGAAGAATTCAAATATCTTAAAGAGATTTTAGATTTTGATAGAAAATCCCATGAGATTTTCCGCAACTGGTATGTTGATGGAAGAGTTTATTATCTCAAGGTTATCGATTTAAAAGCACCTCAAGAAGGAATTAAAGAACTTAGATATATTGACCCTCTCAAGATGAAATATATTCGTCAAGAGAAAAAAGATCCAAATGGCAAATATGATACTGGAGCGGTAAGAGTTAGTGGAAATGGTAAAAATCCATTAGAGTATCAAAATGGTCCTGAGTTTGAAGAATTTTTTCAATATACCCCATCTCCAAATTATCCAACAAGTAGTCTTGGTGGAAAAACAAAATCAATAAAAATTGCAAAAGATACAGTAACATATTGTACATCTGGTTTGGTAGATAGGAATAAGAATACTGTTCTTTCATATCTCCATAAAGCAATCAAGGCACTCAATCAACTTAGAATGATTGAGGATTCTTTAGTAATCTATAGATTGTCAAGAGCACCAGAACGTCGTATTTTTTATATTGATGTCGGCAATCTTCCTAAAGTAAAGGCAGAGCAATACCTTCGTGAGGTCATGTCTCGCTATAGAAATAAACTTGCATATAATGCACAGACTGGCGAAGTTCGTGATGATAAGAAGTTTATGTCTATGATGGAAGATTTCTGGCTTCCTAGAAGAGAAGGTGGTAGAGGAACTGAAATCACAACTCTTCCAGGTGGACAAAACTTAGGAGAACTTTCCGATATTGAGTATTTCCAAAAGAAACTTTATAGAGCACTTGGAGTTCCTGAATCCAGAATTGCTGCTGATGGTGGATTTAATCTTGGACGTTCTTCAGAAATTCTTCGCGATGAACTTAAGTTTTCTAAGTTTGTTGGTCGTCTGAGAAAGCGTTTTGCACAGATGTTCAACGATATGTTGAAAACTCAATTGATTCTTAAGAATATTGTTTCTCCAGACGATTGGGAAGTAATGAGAGATCATATTCAATATGATTTCCTGTATGATAATCAGTTTGCAGAGTTGAAAGAATCTGAAATGATTCAGGGCAGACTGGGAAATCTTGCTCAAATTGAACCATTCATTGGTAAGTATTATTCTACCGAGTTTGTTCGTAAGAGAATTCTTCGCCAAACTGATCAAGAAATCATTGAGATTGATGGACAGATTGAAGATGAGATTAAAAAGGGAATTATTCCAGATCCTTCCACAATTGATCCAGTAACCGGTCAACCACTTCCACAACCTGAAGAAGAATTACCTGCCGATGGTGCTGGAATGGGAGGAATTGATTCAGATCCAATGTCAATGGGGGAAATTCCTACAGAACCAGACGTTGAAGCAATGGCAAAAGTGGTAGATGCTAACTACCAAAAAGACACTAGAAAGGCTGAGTTATAAATATTATTATATTAATACATTGATTTTTCATGGAAGATGTTATAGATTTGATCGCTACAGATGGAGCTCCGTCTGATATTAGCGATAAAATGAAAGAAGTTTTGTATGCAAAAGCAGCAGAACGGGTTGATATTGCAAGACCTTATGTTTCTAATGGAATGTTTGGTCAAGAGTTTGAATATCCTGAAAGTGAAGTTGATGGTGAAACTGAAGTAGGTAATGAACCTACTGATGAAGAACCAACGTCAGAACTTGAAACCGAAACCGAAACTGATACAGAAGGGGAAGAATAATGGCAAGGACTTTATGTAAAGGTGCCGAGGCAGCTCTGCCTACAACAACTGGAGCTGCCGTCAGTTTTACTCAGGCAACTGTTGTCCGTTTAGTTAATACGCATAGTGGCAATCATCTTGTTACTGTGGTAGAAACTCAAAGTGGAACTGTTGTTGGATCTTTTACAATGCCAACAGGAACTGTAGAATATCTTGAAAAAAACCCTACTCAGTGCGTATTTGCCGCAAATGCTGGTGTATTGGGTGCAAAAGTAGGATTTACCGCATAAAAAAATGAAACTCATCACAGAAGAAGTAACAAATGTAAAAATTCTTACTGAAGGTAAGGGTGCGAATAAGAAACTCTACATTGAAGGCGTATTCCTTCAAGGTGAGATTAAGAATCGCAATGGGAGAATGTATCCCATGTCAACCCTTGCTCGTGAAGTAGGTCGTTACAACGAAACCTTTGTAAATAAGGGTCGTGCTCTTGGCGAACTTGGTCATCCTGACGGTCCTACCGTAAACCTTGATCGGGTTTCTCATAAAATTACTTCTCTAGTACAAGAAGGTAACAATTTTAAAGGAAAGGCACAAATCCTTTCTACCCCTATGGGCAAAATTGCATCTTCACTTCTTGATGAGGGGGTAATGCTTGGCGTTTCTTCTCGTGGTGTTGGTTCACTCCAAACTACTAATGAAGGATGTAAGATTGTTGGCGAAGATTTTCAGTTAGCAACTGCTGCTGATATTGTTGCCGATCCTTCCGCTCCTGACGCTTTCGTCAATGGAATTATGGAAGGAAAGGAATGGGTTTGGGAAGGAGGAATCTTTCGTGAACAACTTGCCGAACAATCTAAAAAAAGAATAAACGATCTTGTTAGTCAAAGATCACTTGAAGAACATAAGTTAGATTTGTGGAATAATTTCCTATCAAATCTTTGATTTATAAATAAATACATGTAATAAATTAATTTAGTACATAATTCACATGTCCGTTGGTACCAATTTACAAGAAATGGAAAGCGTAGTAACCAAAGGGGCTGCACCTGCCGAACCAATGAATGCTGCTGGCATTCCATTTGAGGATCTCGGCGGTCCTACTCCCGAAAATTCAAGACCAGATGACGACAGCAATAAGCTGAAGGATCCTTCTGGCACTCTTGCACAAGTTAAGGATGTCGTCAATTCCAAAGCCGCAGCGGCCGAGGAAGTTGAGGTCGACGAAGACCAGGAAGTAGTTTCCGAAGAGGAAGTAGCAGCTGACGAAGTTGTTGCCGAAGAGGAAGTAGCAGCTGACGAAGTTGTTGCTGAAGCGGAAGAAACTGAAGAAGAGATTATCGAGGAAGAAGGTATTGACATCGAAGCAGATGTTCAAGCACTCTTTGAGGGTGAAGAACTCTCTGAAGAATTCCAAGATAAAGCACGTACTATTTTTGAAGCAGCAGTAACTTCAAAAGTTTCTGAAATGCAAGAGTCTTTGACTGAAGCATATCAAGAAGCACTTGTTGAAGAAGTTGTTGCAATCAAAGAAGAACTCACCGAGAGACTTGACTCCTATTTGGAGTACGTTGCCGACGAGTGGTTCCAAGAGAACGCACTTCAAGTTGAGCAAGGTCTCAAAGCAGAAGTGACCGAATCATTCCTTGACGGAATGAAGGCACTTTTTGAAGATCATTATGTAACTATCCCTGAAGATAAATATGATGTTCTCGAGAGCATGGTAGATAAACTAGATGAAATGGAGTCAAAACTCAATGAGCAAATCGTTAATAACGTTGCTCTAAACAAGAGATTAGCAGAGTCCACCGCTGACGTAGTATTCGCAGAGGTAACTGAAGGTCTTGCACATTCCCAAAGGGATAAGATCGCTACTCTCGTAGAAAAAGTTGAGTTTGAAAGTGAGACAGACTATCGCGAGAAACTGACAACTCTGAGAAGTTCTTACTTCCCTGAGAATGTCGGAACTCCAAGCACCTCTGAGAATCTTTCAGAAGAGGTTTCTACTAATGAGGTTATCTCCGAAGAGGTATCCCCAATGATGCAAGCCTATCTGCAGACTCTCTCTAGAGCTGCCAAAAAGTGATTTTTAAATCATAAATGTTCAAACTAACTTTTTAAAAAAATGCAAATGCCCAATACAGAGGCTCTGCAAGAAAAGTGGGCACCCATTCTCGATTATGAGGGAATGGATCCAATTAGGGATTCCCACCGCAGAGCTGTTACCGCAGTCCTCCTGGAAAACCAGGAACAAACACTTGCTGAAGAGAGAGCGTTTCTTTCTGAAGCACCTACCGTTTCCACCAATAGTGGAGCAAATGCAGGTTTCTCTGCTGGCGCTTCTTCCCCAGTTGCTGGTTTCGACCCCGTTCTGATCTCCTTGATCAGACGCGCAATGCCTAACTTGGTCGCATATGACCTTGCAGGCGTTCAACCAATGTCTGGTCCTACTGGACTCATCTTCGCAATGCGTTCCCGCTTCAGCGGCATGACGGGCGATGAGGCACTCTTCAATGAGGCCAACACCGCATTCTCTGGTCAAGATAGCGACTTCGACAGAACTAATGGATTCTCCAATGGTTCCGTTGGTATGGGTACCACTGGTCAAGCTGGTTCTAATCCCGGTCTTCTTAACCCAGAAGGTTCTCAGACCGCTTCTACCTACAGCGTAGGTCAAGGTCTTCGTACAGACGATGCTGAAGGTCTGGGCGAAACTGGAAGTGCTTTCAACGAGATGGCATTCTCGATTGAGAAAGTCACCGTTACTGCTAAGTCACGCGCCCTGAAAGCTGAGTACAGCTTGGAACTGGCACAAGACCTTAAGGCAATTCACGGTCTGAATGCTGAAGCAGAACTTGCCAACATCCTCTCTACTGAGATTCTGGCAGAAATCAACCGCGAAGTTATTCGTACCGTATATCGTTGTGCTGAGTCTGGTGCTCAAGCAAACGTTGCTAACGCTGGTACTTTTGACCTCGATGTTGACTCTAACGGACGTTGGAGTGTTGAGAAGTTTAAGGGTCTTATTTTCCAAATCGAGCGCGATGCTAACGCAATCGCACAAAGAACTCGTCGTGGAAA